CCGCCTGCTCCACCTCCACCATTAATACCGCCTGATGCTAAACCGCCCGTACCGCCAGTTGCTCCATCGACAATAACATTACCACCAATTCCACCATTAATACCATCTCCGCCTTCTCCGCCGCCGCCCCCAGAATATTGAAATCCGTTACTACCACCGGCGGTAGTTCCACCAAATCCAGGAGCAAAACTAACGTCTATACTTCCTTGACCACCAGCTCCGCCGTCTCCACCACTACTTCCATTATCTCCACCGACTCCACCTAAACCGCCGGTAGCTAATATCTTTACATCATTACCTGAGAAAGTTGTGTTACCACCTGTACCACCAGTGCCTCCATTACCATCAGAAGCCCCTGCACTACCGGCGGTCCCTCCTGTTCCTATAACGATTGTGTATGTATCTCCGGGAGTGACTTGATGAGTACTTAAACTATAGTGACCAGCACCACCACCGCCTCCACCGCCTCCAGCATTAAACGGAGAGCTTGAACCTTCTCCACCACCAGACCCACCACTTCCTGCGCCTGCACCTATCATTTCAACTATAATGGTACTTCTAGCCGTGGGTACGGTAAAGGTATCGTTACTTGAAAATTCTTCAAATGTTAATTGATCCTTAGCTGGAAACGTAATTACTGCAGCTGACATTATTTAACCTCCCCGTATACGGAAACATGAAAGTCTCCCTGATCGACCTGAACCCCGGTAAATCTTATTCTTACCATATCATTTTCATTTATATCTTGAGCTGCCGCATTAATAAAATTGACTGCCCCGCTTAATGATCCTATTGTAAGTCCCGTTAAATCGACCGTGCTAGTTAGGACCGTGTTGAAGTTTATTCCATTGTCTGTAGATACTTCTAGTTCCATTTCTAAGGTTCCGCTTGTTGATACACTAAGAAGGGTTATTATTACGCTAGTCATTGTTAAATTAACTGGGGATCTAAATATCGGCACACGTGTTAGGATCTCGGCTTCTGTATAGTCTTCTATATCACCTTGGAATACCACGTCAATCATATCTACTCTAGAGGTTTGTTTCAGTGCTTCAATATCAGTATTAAATGAATCTTGGTTACTTACAATACCCTTGAATAGTTCTTCTTTTGTGGGTTGCCCGGCATCCGTGGACGCTGAGGGTACAGCTACATAAGCCATTATTTCTCCTAAGTTATTAAATGTATATTTACAGTAGTTTCGTCATCATCTGTTATACCGTTATTGTCTGTGATATAACCATTTACTATTTTATCTTCTGAAGTTGAGGATGCAAAATCGGGGGCAGTATTTTCTGTAATGATACTTGTTTGATTAAATATATTTCCGAAGTCGCTTAACTCTAACTGCACTCTCTCACCGGTCACATTCTTTCCTATTACCATCACCAGTTTTCTTCTACTAGTGGGATCTCCTAATCGCTTAAAGAGACGGTCAAAATCCACAGCAACAACCTCGCCTATTTCTATATCTTCAAATCTCAAATCAGTATTTATAGTAATGTCAGATCGGCTTAGTCTATTAAAGTACACGTTTCTATGTGAGTATATCTCGGCATCCGTATCGTTATAAATGAAAACATCTGATTCATCCGATTTATTAGTCTCTATATATTGTTCTACAAAGTCACTTGAAAATGAGAATGTTTTATTACCGGGTTCTAGTGTTGATTTATCCACATCTACAAATCTATAATTTACAAATGAGTTCCTAAAGGCTTTACCGTTAGAAGTTTTTATTGTCCAGGCTACTACATCTTGATCTCTTATTACTATAGGATCGTTAACTGCGAATATACTATTTACATACTTTACTTTTAAATCGTTATCAAATGTCATAGCAGAGAATAGACTTTTATTAATTAGATCAGTTACGAGTTTTCCAGTAGGCAATGCTCCTGCGGGTGTAGTTGGTAAGGTTAGAGATATCAATTGAGTGTTAAGAATTTCTCCTTGAGTAAAGCTAGTCTCATTAACTTCAGTAACATTTAGTTGTCTTAAAACGTCCCGGTTAACTTGCGCCCCAGTGGTAATCCATACTCCATCAGGCTCTCCATCCTCGGTCCTGCCAAATGTGTCTGCACTTACTATAGTAGTATCTCCAACATACTCAGGAAACTTAGCCTCTATAAGGTCTGTCTTATTGGGGTCCGCAAATACTACTCTTAGGTCTAAACTAGTATCATTAACTTGTAGTATCTCATAGAAGGTTGTAAATGTAAGATCTCGCGGCCTGATAAAGTCTCTAGGTTTAAGTATCTCAGATAAGGTTTCTGTTCCAGCAAAGGTTACGTTCCTAGATCCATTAGTAAAAGTAAAGGTTAGGTTTACATCAGTAGTACGAGCAAGATTAAATTCAATATTAGAATCAAGTATAATTTTAAGTTCATCAGTAGGGTCTCCTAAATTAGATATCGTAAACTGATTGTCATCTACCGGGGTTCCTTGTAGGTATAATGTTTGCACCGGCTGCCTAATAACATCTGAGCTTAACGTAGGAGTTGTAGTAAGGCTTTTAACTAGTACTGCGGTATTATCTGGAGCAAGGTTTCTTATCTCTATTCTCTCACCGGTATCAAATTCTAAAAACTCACCTGGGGATAGATTAAGGGTATCACTAAGCTCTACTCGATTAAATTGTTTTATTTTTATTAATGTTTTTGTTAGTTCTGTACAGGCATGACCGGCTACTATAAAATTTCTATTCTTAATTGTGGTTGCGATACTTGGTTTAACTGAAACGGTAAAATCTACAAATCCAAAATCGGGGGTATCATTAAGAGTAAGGCTAGTATCAGATTGGATTGAATCGACCGTGAATGTTTGTGTGCCTATAGTTAATTCATCATCAGGAGAAAGCTCGGATAGAAAGAGAGTGCCTGTTCCGGTTAGAGTTGCGTCTATATTTGTTCCTGTGGCGGTCCCTGTTATCTCATACCCATCGCCTATTTGTTCTATTGATTGTATTTGAACTCCATCGGCTCGTCCGTATATCCATCTTTTAAATCGCCCTTTAATTGTGGAAGCCACATCATCCGTATCATCATAAGCTGTCATTGGCATACTTTGTTGTAGATCGAATATGGAATCCTTAACCTTAAAGCTTATCTCTTTGGCATTGAATGTCTTATTAGTTACTCGGCCCCTGAATATGATTTTTGCATCACTAAATGGTAGATCTCTAAACCAATTATATATGGCTACCTGGCGGTTCTCAAAATAAAGAGTATCGAATATCTCATCTAATCCACCATCACCATTCTCTAATTTTAAATCACCGGTTCCTACTAATGAACTAAGTCCTTGTTCTATTCCTATCTTATGTTTGAATCCTGGTATAGACTTAATCCTAGCATCATAAGCTACATGATCTCCTAAGTCAGTTAAGTCCCAAGATACGGTTACGGGGGCACTAGAAAAAAAGAATCTATAAGTAGCAATTGTCTCAACGGTTGAAGGATCTACCCCTCCACTTACATGAGCAAAAAGAGTTGAAGTTTGAGTATCAAAAAAGAATGTACCCTCAACAACACTAACTAACGCCGATACCTTAGTAAGTACAGTAGTCTCAACTTTAAGTCCAACTACAAAAAACGCGGTAGTCTTGCGGAATACGTTAGGAGAATTTAGGGTCCAATTGAATACCCTTTGATTAGCTTCTACATGAGCTAGTACTATTTTTTCAGATGATTGTTTAGTTATTAAAGTTGATCTTGTCATTATACGGTCGTTCCTACTCCATCTACCCAGTTGGTTCCATCAAAAGAAATCAAATGACCTATGGTTGTATCAAAGAATATTTGACCGGTTATAGGGCTTCCAGGACGCGATCCGGTTGCTCCATTAGTTACTACTAATTCATTACTTACTACTTGATTATGTTCTATAGCAGCACCATTTAAAAGTATACTACCTTGAGTACCACCACCGGTTAAAACAACCTCGGCAGTAATTATCACATCCCCAGTCTTTCCAGAACCATTAGTAATTTTTCCAGAACGCAAATGTACATCTCCGGTATCTCCAGAACTTCCTGTCCCCGACAAGTTTCCAGATTGTAACATCGCCTCACCAGTATTAACACCTAAGGCAGCAGTATTATTACTCCACATTCCCACAGGGGTAGATGCCTCACTTACTATAGTTGCTGCAGTAGTACCAGACGGGGAACTTAAGCTATTAAAGAACGTAGCAACACCATTAAGTTCGACTCTAGTTTTAGCATGTATTTCACCAAATGCGGTAGACGCGTTTCCTAAGTCTCTTGTTCCATCTCCATCGGGTATGATATCAGAATCCACCGCGTCCGACCACGCATCTCCTGAATTAGTATCCACATAGTTTTTGGTTGCTGCACTTCCGCTTGCTGTAGGTTCTGCTAGGTTGGTTACTTCCGCTGCGGTCATATCAATTGTTCCACGGTTGCCACTACCCGCATTTGTCCCAGGTCTAATTCTTATATCCCCGGTATCCCCACTTGCTCCACCTTGAATTATATTTCCTGATTCTAAAAAGACATCGACTGTATTACTTGCATTTGCTACATTATTATTTGGACTCATTACCCCAACTTGATTAGCAGTAGCTATGGACGCCGGTCTAAGAACGATTGCGCTGCCCGCTCCGCTGGGTGAGCTTTCTAAATCTACGATCCCAGTCAATGCCACTCTAAATTGGTTAGCAAACATTCTATCAAAAAACTTAGCGGTAGACCCTACATCCCTTGATGCGGATACGTCTGGCACAATATTAGCGTCAACTGGATCAGACCATGCATCTCCACCACCACCTGCTGGGGTTGCCCATATAGTTTCTCCTAGGACTCCCGTTTGAGTTAGCACATCTCCATTTGTACCTTTGGTTGGTATATCTACGAATAGTTTACCGTCTGTTCCTGCTCCAGATTCTAGACCGGTTCTTACTATTATATCTCCTGCGGCCCCGTTTACTGAGTTACCAGATTCTAGTCTTAAGTCTCCTGCATTAGTGCCTCCAGTTGTATTCTCACTATATATGATTAAACCTTCACCTTCTGTTCGAGAACTAATTGTATTATCGGTTGTACCTGAAGGACTATTTGAATCATTATTGTCTATTACTACTTCATTATTACCTACCCTTACTTCATTGGTAAATAAGATACCCCAACGGTCTGAATTTGATCCGATGTCATGACTAGCGCTAGGTATAAGCGCCTGGCTAACTGAAGTTGGGGAAGTTAGGTTGGAAAGCGTATCGTTAGCTCCAGCAAATGCATCATGTAATATTGTCCAGTCCGTTATATCTCCTGCGGTTCCTCCATTATGAATATATGCAATACCTTCATCTGTACGCTTAGCAACATCACCTTCTTCTGCAGTTAAAGCAATCTGTGCGGCTTCGGAAGCGACTACATCAACACTAGTAATAGCGGTAGCGGGTATCTGAGTAATAGGAACTTTACCGCCGGCATCTAATTCGGCAACCCCATTGGCGGCTCCCTTTGTACTAGTTTCAATCTTATCATTTTGTAGGTTTGTAATATCAGTATCGTTAGTTCCAATATCAGTGGTGTTCGTACCTATGTTAGTTGTATTGGTCCCGATGTTAGTAGTATTGGTATCTATATCACCTTGCAATTCTTCAAGAGCGGCTTGTGCATCACTAGATGTTAGATTACCGGTTGGCGTAACGACTATACTAGAGGCGGCTTCATCTGGCAGAGTCTTCCAAGCGGCAGCATTATCATCGTAATAACGTATTTTATCTATTGTAGTATTGTAATAAAGATTACCAGCAGTTGGTGCCCCTGCATTTGCGGCTTCATATGCGGCATCATTTGCGAAGGTAAGTAGATTGGCGGCCTGTATATCCCCAATAGTAGGGGTAGTCCCTGAAGTTGATCCATCAAAAAAATCGAGTTTTCTAGCCATTATGTCTCCTTGTATTCATATATTTCTAATCCACCGGGCTTTACTGAGTCATTTAATGCAGTATCAAATAAAGGATAAACTGCGGTTTCCCAACGTCTTGATATGGCAATGTAATTATTGAGATTTGTGGAATGATTAATCATACTAAATTTTAATGTATATTCTTGTTCTGTTACACCTTGACCTAAACGAAGTATCAAACTATCAAAGTCAAATCTAATAAACCCATGTGCGAAATCCTGTGGTATGGCAGTATTAATAGTTGCAAAATTGATTGTCTTAGTTATTAAGCTAGTGGCTCCCTGTAATATTTCTAATTGAAAGTCCCCATCTACCAGAGTTCCTTCCTTATATATCCACGGTCTGATGTGCGCTACAGATACGTCCCTAGTAATACGAATAGCCTGTTCGAATGTAACTCCTGCGAATAGTTCGTCTATTAGTAAAGTACTCATATAACCTGTCTAAAATCTAAGTTTGTATTATAAGTTTGACCGCCCGACGCTGTCCATTGTGGAATGCTATCAAAATAACTATACATTGTAAGTCTGAATTTACCATCATTTATTGCATCACTATTAACATCCAGTATTAGCCATATTGGTTGAGTAATTCCATGTTGGATATAGATATCATCTAGGGTTTCTTGTTCAGTTGTATTAGCAAATTCGATTGTTCCTGATATTAGTTTAGTCTTATTGCGTTCGTCTATGAATTTTTGACCGTATCTATTAGTCCTGATACTTGAGTTATCTGAAAATCCGTAGTTGAACGTTCCAATGGAAAGGCTATTAGAGGCCAAGTTGGTTCTCTTACCTATGAAAATATTACTAATCTCGGCGAATGTACCGTTTCCTGTGAATGTTATCTCTACAAATCTATGGTTAACTAATGTAATGAATTCAAATCCTATATTAAACTCTGCACTTAATGTAATAGGTATGGGAGTAGATAATGAGAAATCACTAGTAGTAGAAGTCTTAACACTCATTACACTTACCCCTAGCGTATCGGTAGCATCTCCAGTTATGGCTATGGTATCAATATCAGAAGCGACTCCTAGATCAAATTCAATAACGGCGGTATTACCTGTACTCCTAAACTTGATTGCGGTGGATTCATTTTGTACATTCGATAATGGAAACTGAGCATTGGGTGTACCGGTTGTTAAAGTTAGAGTTGCATTGTCTACTAAATTGGTTGATAAAAAGTTAATCCCTGACATTAATCAAATTCTCCTAATACTAATCCGTTGGCTACTTGTCTTGATACTGATCTCCCAACTACTTCTCCATCTAGTTCTACAGTTGTATTTACTGTTATAGGTTGACCGCCTGCCCCGCCTGATCCACTAGCTAATCCAAGTAAGGTTGTTTGTTGTTGACGATTAAGAATCATTTCTCCTGAGTTTACATTAGCTGCAACACGGTCACCACTAAATGAGCTACCTGGAACGATACCACCATCAGCGAAACTTATTCCAGCAACCTTTGCGGCCTGAGCGGCAACGGCGGCCCCCACTGCGGCAGCGGCTACAAAACTAAAGGGAGGAGGAAATGCCTCAAAAGCCTTAACTACTGCAGCTGGTCCAGAAATTGCAATTTGAGTAAGGGCGGCAGCTTTACCAATAGCGGCTAGAGTTTTATTATTAGATTGAGATAGAGTAGCGATTGTATTTAGTGATGATTTTCTATCAGCTTCTTCTCTATCTGAGTTCTCTTTCTTTTTCTTTTTAATACGTTTATCGGCTTTTTCACTTGCTTCTGCTAATACTTTTAATGCTTGGTCATGCTTACCTTGGTTCTCTAATTCCTTAGCACGGGCGACTACCTTCGCGGCTTCTTGTTCACCTAGACCACGTTGTAATCTTTCAAAGTCTTCACTACCCTTAAGTTCTTCCGCAGCAGCGTTTTGTGCATCTTGATCTATTTTAGCTTGTGCTTTTTCTTGTTCTATTAATTGTAATAAGGTGAATTTCTCTTGTTCTGATTCGACCGTCTTTTTATTAGACGTTACCGTGGCATTGGCTTTTGCTTCAGTAGCGGCGATTTCATCATTATAAAGTTTGATAGTACTTGTGGTAGTTTCATCTATTACTTTATTAGTTGCAATTTGAGAGGCTTCTATTTTGAAATTGGCTTCTGCGGCCTCTACTCCTACTTCCTCAAATGTTTCTTGTAATATAGTTAATGTAATAATACTGGAATCTAGAGTACTAGTATCTAATCCTAAGAATTCTTGAGTAGCGCGGGCAGCCTCTAACATAGCAACGGTTGTACCTACCGCACCTTCTGCTATCGCATTAAACCCTATACGTAAATTGTTTATGAATATTCTTGATTCGGCTATTACGTTATTAAAGAAGATAAATGTATTACCTAAGTTACGGATGACCGCTGGGATTGCCGCCATTACATCTTTTAGGAATCCTGCAAATGCTTCACTCTTTCTTATATTTTGAATGACTAATGTTAATGAGGTAGCTAGAGTCTTTAATGCCGGGGTTAAACTTGCACCTATATCGGTTGATAATAAATCAAAGTTATCTTTTAATGTACTAACTCTACCGGATAGCGTCTGACTAAGTTTGATCATACCTTCAAATGCAAAAGCTCCGGTCTCTCCTAAACTTTCAAAAGCTTTTTCGAATGTAGCAAAATCAACTTTCCCACTACTTACGGCATCTCTTACAGCACTCTCGGCAATACCCATAGTCTTAGCAATGGCAGGTCCAATAGGAATAGCTCTTTCTTGTAATTGTAATAATCTCTCACCGGTTAATTTACCTGCGGCAGATACCTGTCCAAATATAAGCGATATACTTTGAATGTCAGTACCAGAAGCGGCTGCAACGTCACCTAATACTTGTAGTTTTTCTTGAGCTTCATCAGCACTTAATCCGAAACCTTGTAATTTAGCAGAGGCTTGGGCTAATTGTGTAAATTGGAATGGGGTAGTAGCTGCGAAGTTTTGTAGGTCTCTAATTGCTTTATTTGCATTACCTGCAGAACCGGTTAAAATTTCAAATTGAGTTGTTATAGTTTCTAAATCCGTAGCTGCTTTAATAAATGATGAACCTAGACTTACTAATGCTCCTGCTAGTTTGGCTACTGCTATGGCTCCAATGTTACCGGCAAATACTTTTAAGGCACTAGTTGTATTCTTTACTGATACGTTAATACTTTTTAAGTTCTTATTAGCTTTCTTAGCCTGGGCTCCTAACTTCTTTACCGAAGCAGTGGCCGCATCGCTTATAACTTTAATAATAATTCTAACGTCTGCCATTTACTCTCGCTTTACTATCTTGCTTCTTAGCTTTTCTTTCGTGTTCTTTTTGTTGTTGTTCTTCAGCTTCGTATTTTAGTTGGTTTAGTATTCCAAATATTTCTATTATCTTTGAGGGTTGTTCGTGGTGGGAACCTGGATAGGGCATTGCGCCATTCGAGTTATATTGTTCAAATAAGGTTAGGACGTAATCAAAATAAGGATATTTAAATCTATCAAACGGTCCTTTTAGTTTCAAGTTAAGAGAGATGATTTCAGTAGCTTTACTAGTCATACCCTGCTTAATTTGCTCTAACACTTCGGGAGTATATCCCTTATCTAGCAATCTAGGATCTATTTCTTCTTTAAATTTAATAGAGTTATAATGCCCGATTAGTTGAGTGTATTCGTAATTGGATAAACTAGAAATACTCATGATGCGATTATAGATGTAAAGCCAAAGGTAACCGATTAACCAGACATCTTCTACTTTTTTGCGGGCGTTTTTCCCTTCTTAACTAAAGAGACACCTTCAATTGCTTCCCCTGTACTTGGATCTACAAATTCTTTAGGTATTGCTGCCAATAAGTTTAGACATACTAATGTTAGTTTCTGTCCTTGTTCCATGTTAAAAAGATCATCAACACTTTCATCTGTCAATCCCTTATCATCAAAACCAAACTCGTAGTCCTTACCTTCCGAATTCTTTAACCCGGTAATTGATTTAACTGCATATTTTACAGCTAAGGCGGCACCTTTCATAGCACCCAATGGGTCTCCTTTAATTTCACCGTTTATTATTTCGGCTTGGATCTCCATTTTTTGATTAAAAGACAATGGGCTAATCTCAAATACTAACCCATCTACTTTAATTTTAATCCGATCTTCTGTCGAATAGATTCTCATAACATTCTCCCCTTGATTATGATTAAATAAATCCAATAAAAATTTCTGCAGTATCACCCTCATCACCACGGGCAGCCATATAGGTTACCTCGTTTTGTAATAGACCGTCTGCATCAGCTTCTCCAACTTCAGTTACAACACACTTCTGCATATACACTGCTACCACTTGATCAAATTCTCCAGTGACTGCGGTAGGTACCTGAGCGGATGCAAATAAACTAAATTCAGTATTGTCTCTAAAGTCATCCCAATTCTCACAAGTATCATCTTGCTTGTAGGGATTAAAAGATCCTGAAATACTTCTTTCGGTTGCTCGACCACTAGTACGACCGTTAGGTGAACAGGTAGAAGTTGCAAATCCTAAGGTATTCTCAAGACTAAAAGAAAGTTCGTTTACATCAATTTGAACAGCATCCTTAAATACACATGCACTTAAGATGATAGGTGGTTGAGAATCATCATAGTCCGGGGTAAATGGGGTAGCGGTTAAACTACAATCCCAGTCCATTCCTTCAAATGCAAAATTAAAAGATGCAAGTTGACCGGTTGTGAAGTTCTCTAAACTGAAGCTAGTTACTCTTGATCCAGTAGCTTGTTCAAGTCTTGCCGATTCTACATACTTAGATATAGATAAAGACGGGTGACCTGAGTCTGCAACGGCGTAAGTCGTAAACTTAGCAATGATAACGTTGTCAGTAAATGCACCTGCGGCGGCAACTAGCAATGTAATGTTAGCTGAACCTCCGCTTGGGTCTACTGCGGTAATTGGTGATACATGAAAGTCGCCTGATTCTTTAACTAGAATAATATCGCCGATAGCGAAGTCTCCAATGTCAGCATCCTCTATTTCGATTTGACTTGCCGTGTGACCGGTCTTAGTAGTCGTATCTGAGGTTTTCTGACGTCTTGATCCCATAGCCGATCTCATAAGCGCATCATACTCAGGGGCGGACCCCTCAACATCACTCGCTCTCATCTCTACGGGGAGACTTCCACTTACAGTTCTCGTTCCAGTTAAAGGTTTAGACTTACCGATACTTCCATTAAAAATGTTTCGTTCTAATAAATCTTTCGCCGGGGTTAACTCAGTCCCATCGGATAGGGTCTGAACGAAGGAAGTCGCGGCAGTTGGTGCCTTATACGTTCCCTCCGTATCCTCGATCTCAATACCAATGACGGTATTGTCTTTAACAGTTAAAGCCATAATTTTCTCCTATAATAAGGTTAACCTATATAAAATGTCTACGGTCGCTCTCAACACCACCGCGTTATCCTCTACCAAATATTCCGGTTCATTGGTTGTGAGGTTGCTAACATTTAAGACTATTCCGGGCAGTCCTACTCTGTCATTAATTAATCGTTTATAAATAGCCATAATATTCTCATCACTATCCAAAAACTTATCTACGGAACGACTATCACTGATAGACTCCTGATGATATCTCTTTACTAATACTATTTCAAATGTATGTAAGAACGTCATAAATTTAGTTACACCTTCTACTTCTTGCTTAAAGCCGGGCCTAACACCATAACGGTCTGTACTTTGTTTAAAGTTATTCTTTTCTATTTCATTAACAAATGCAATCTTTTTAAAGTCAGCACCTAATTCTAAACCAATTTCTGATTCCATCGATTCTAATATTTGTCTAACTACATTATCTGCCATTATCTAGTCCATCTTACCGATTCATATTTACGTAACTTCTCATTCTTATCAAAACCATCATCATTTAAATCTATACTTAACCGGTCGGGCTGCATCATTTGTTCATATTTATTATCGTATTCTCTTGACTTCTGAAACCATGTATCATCTGGTGAATCTGATAGGTTAAAGAATATCTTAGATAGTGCAAGGTAAGTAGCGGCTTCTCTAACTTCAAATACATCTAATAGATCCCAAGGAACAATGTTCTCATGTTGAAGACTGGTATCTGAGGAAACCCCTGGTATTGTTTTTATGTATCCTATATGTCTTAGTCGTTCAATAATATCATCGCGGGCCGATATATGTGACATAATGTGAGTAGTTTCTCCTGGAGGTAATAACCCCTCATTGTCTATCTCAAAGAACTTTTGTTTAAGTTGATTATCATCTGAGAATACTATACTAATGCCTCTGTAAGTAGTTGCGGAATGATCGACAGACGGTCTAATCCTAATATAGAATTTAGTTATAGAGTTTACTTCTGTCTCATCTAAAACGGCACGGTCCCATGTTATATACCCATTACGAATAAATCCTTTCGTTTCATCATGTACTTCTAAACTAACAAACGTGGATGTATCTTCATCGAATCTTTCTACTTGAAGTGTATTGGCATTTGTGTTAGGGGTTGTGAATTCCATATAAACGGCATTAATAGGCTTTCGAAATCCTATATATAAGTAGTCTTCAGTAGAGGAAAGTGAAAAGGTGAAGTCATCTCTAGTAAAGTCTGCAGCATCGTTTGAGTGATCTGTAAAGACCGTGTTATCATCTTGGAGTATAGTAAGTTTAATTCTTGAATCTATCATTAATATAATCCTATCGCTTTTGTTATAAAAGCACCCACGGTAGCACTAAGGGGCATAAGCCATTTTAAGTACCATCTCTCCATACGGTCAATTCTCTTTTCTGCTAATTCAGTACGTCTCATGTGTTCACTAAGTTGATTAGTTTGAACTTGACTTGCTACTTTTAATTCGGTTACATCTTCTATAATCTTATCTAACTTCTTTTCAACTGACATCCTCACCACTCACTCTAATAGCCTTTCTTTTTTCATTACTCGAATAATATTTTTAATCGCGTCTCCAACCTCTTGTGGATTTAGGGTTGCGTTCAAATCGAGGGACAATAAATTGACCTTGGATTGCTCAAATTTAGTTAAAGCATTTGGATTATGGTTATCTAAAACCGCTTGGATGGACGCCCGGTCAACTTCTTCGGCATCTTTTACAAGGATTCTACTTTTATTTATTAATAAATTAAAAAAATTAATATTGTTTAACTCATTTACTAAAATTTTACTATTGTATGTGTTTGGAGTTGTTAAATTTATCATTAGGTCTCCTCTGTTCCTTCAATCGCAAAAAATTCAGTGAGAGGAACTGGATCATCTGTGCCATGTATAGGGCAAGGGACATTCTCGTCAACGGCAATTTGATCATCAAAAATATAATGCCAGCCTTTTCCAAAACCAGGATCACCGGCTACGGCGTCAGGGTCCTCAGCATTACATTTTTTTCTAGTATTATAAATCGTTGCCATCTTTTATCCTTTTATACATTGCTTGAGATAAATCCTCAAAACCCTTTGACTTAAAAGCCGAAGAAGCTAAAGCCTCGGAAGTATCATTTCGTATTAATCCCACACTTAATTTATTTGTTGGGTCGCAGTTTTTGCTTGGAGTGACCGCGTTACGTTTAATACAAACTAAAGGGCGCGCATCCCAAATTCTACAAGAGGCATTGTCATCTAAAAATAGACATTTTAAATCGGCAGTTTTTAAATCCTTTTGGGTCACCCTTTTTTCTAATCTCTCAAAATCAATTTCTATTTTTTCGTTAATCATTTTTTTATAAATAATATCGGCTTGCTCCGGGATTACACTTACGGACTTTTCATAACAACAATTAAACCTACCCTTATTACAACCTTTTTTACACGTTGTACCTGGTATATTACATAGACTTTTGACTGCCGTTCTTACTACTTCTAATTTCATGGTCTGTTTAACTCCCTGGTTAAGGCAAATACTTCTGTGTTTACTGATGAATCATTTCTAAGTTGAACTTCAAATATAGCCTGACCGGTGGGAAGATTAGAAACTGCTCCCATATCAAAAATTGTATCTGTAGTGTTTGTTATACCTAATATTTCAGCAATATCCAATGCATTTGTTGCATCAAAAACTTTAACGTCACCTGAGCTTGCGGCCGTCACTCTTGCAATAAGTGTTATAAAGCGATTTATATCTTTAGGTCTATTATTAGTTCCCTGAAAAGGGAATTTAGCTTTAACAGTATAAGCTGCATTTTTAGTGTTTATTTTATCTTTCCAAGAAACATTATCTTGAGCATAAGCCTTTGCGATCTGTAAGATCCATTTGCCTCCACTACCAGCGACAATAAACGGAATATTATTTGCTACCGTAACTGTAGAATCAAAAACATATATTTGCCAATTTAAAGGATCTCCTTCTTCATAAACTAATCGCTGACTATCACCGGTAGTTCCACCTAAAGAAGCAAATTCAGTAGAGGGGTCATTAATATCTGCAACTGATAAAGTTGTAATGTTTTCTGCCTCTGGCAAGTCCCCAGAATTAACAAACGTGACTAAGATATCCTTATTATCTGATATATTACCGCCGCTTGAGCTAACTAAAGTAACTCCAAAAGTGAAATAAGTTGTATTATCTGTTGTAGCTGTAACTTCAAAAATTTGAAAAATAGTTGAGTCGCTAGATAATTGAATTCTAATACGTGAGCCAACTCCCACTAGATCTAAAAATGCTGAAACGTCTATGCCGTCTTGATTATTGTCATCTATAAATAATTCTGTAGCACTTGATTGAGTAGCATTATTCCATTCAAGCCGTTTATCTTTAGGAGGTGCGGTGAAATCGTTTATATCACTACGCCAATGGCTAGATGCAAAAGCCCCAGAGCCTCCCGTTCCTTCGGTTAAATCTATTACCGCTCCGGCATCATCTATTTGTTTTGTATGCTTATCGGCACTATCTACATAAATATCCGTAGTCCCACTGGGCGGGGTCGATGGAGTGGTTTGATTTTCGTATCTAGTCTTTCCCATTTTATCCCTCTATTACCAAAGTGCCATTAATTATTAAAGTACCTTCAACCAATTGTGTTCCATGTACATGCATTTGACGTCTCTCTGGTATTGTAAAAGTTTCAGAAGAAAGTATATGATCTATCCCCGCTAGTATATCGGTACCAGCTGCGGAAGTGATAGTTACCTTACCGTTACCATCGTCAGTAACAGATAAACCTACACCGAAATTAATATTACCAACATCGTCTACAACAGTTATCCCACCGTCTTGAACGATTATTACTCCTCTGGTAAACATTTGTCCTGGAAATGCCATTTACGTTCCTATGCTAAAAAGTTAATTAAGACCCTAAAGGCCACTGACCCCGAAGATGTTTTAAATTTTAATTGTTTTATATCACCCTTTACATCCCACGTTATTGAATCTGTTTTTTCTAATGTGAAAAAGGTCGTGCCATTATCAAAAGAGACCTCTAAAGTAGAGCCCGTTGAATCCCTTAAAATACCTGCTCCAGTAATTATCTTATCCGCTGCCGCTGGGACATTTACCGGTGTTGTTGTAGCAGTTCCCGTAAATGAAACGGTAGTACCAGATGTGGAATCAAATACTGGTATTGGTTCATCGCTCGGGTTCTTAATATTAACGCGTCTATCTACACCACCGTCTGAAGCATTTTCTTCATAGGCTGCCCTATCTCTATCTTGTCTATTCTTACTTATCGGCATTTGGTGCCTTACTTATTTCTTCATTAAGTGATATCTCATACCAACAAACCCACTTGCCATTCTTTTGTTGTGCGAAATCGAAGTAATGAATCTTCTTTGAAAATCTATTATTATTTCTAAACATAAATGCACGTAATTCGTCCTTGGTTTTTGCTTCTAAGAAATTAGGTACGTGATTAGTTCTCATTAATTACCTTATATAGTATAGAGGGCCGGAGCCCCCCACAAATTAATTACGATTAAGTACCAGTTGTGTTTAACAATACCTGCTTAACGCCTTGCTCAAGTACAGTAAATCCCATACCCATAGAGAATGCATACTCGGTTTTTTGAGTACCAAGAGCGGCTCTACGTGTTTCAAATTTAACTTCCTTTTGAACAGCCATAGCTACAGCTTCCTTTTGATAGGCAATTGCCTCAGCATCAGAAAGACCGTTATGTACAACTACTCGAAAGCCAAAAACCATACCAATTTCACCTTGAAGTAAAGCGGTTCTAGCTCCATACTTTTCTGCAGAAATAAAATTATCAATATTCAGCATAACCTTATCCTGGGCAGCTGATACTAATAACCATCTGTCATCCTCTGAAACCTCAGCTACGTTTAAAAGTCTACGAGCCTCAGTGATATCGTCAAGCGTTATTTCATCGTTCGTTCCACCAGTAAGTTGAATTCTGTGATCAGGGGCAGCAGCAGATGCTAGTCTAAGTTCCGCAATGATCTGGTCATCAATATACTTACCATAAGTTCTACCAGCTGAACCGGCGAGCTCGGCCTCAATTGAAATGGTTGTTTGTTGTGAAATTCGATCTGGAATCTCATATGGTAATACTGTCCAGTCATCAAGGGCTAGAACGTCAGTAGCGAAGTCAACAGTTTGAGCCGGGGTAGCAGTTACACCATCAGGGTTTAATGCACCGGGATCTGCGAAGTGACTATCGTAACGAGGTAATTCAATTTGTTTAATACCTTTAGTTGCTCTAGCACTCTCATCTCTTACTGTAGGACGCAATTTTGCAGTACGGATCAGTTCTTCTTGAACTATACTAGCAATCAGTTCCATCTCAGTAGAGCCCGTTTGTGTAGTAGTAAATGTTGCCATTTATAAATCTCCTTTAAGATTGTTTAAGTTTAATTAATTCGGCAGTCTTTTCCTGTATTGTCATTTTCTCTATTGGTTTAGGACCACCGGTTTCAGTCGGATCATCAGATGAAGGAGCTAGATTAGTTATGTTAGTAGTCACAGACTTTGGAATTAGTAATGCATGCTTTTCCCGGAACTCATTTGCTACTTTATGTACGGAATCTGGATTAATTGAACCATCGTCATTAAACTCAACCGCATCTAAATTAGCATGTACTAAGTATTCAGAACTAATATTACCTAACTCACTTTTAAGAGCACTCTTTTTTACCGTATTAAGATAATTCGAGCGTTCCTGTTTTCTACCTGCTCTTTCACTTTCTATTTCGACTTTTTGATTTTCGTATAACTCTTTCCAACGGTCTTGCTCTTGTAACTTTTCTTCCTCAATGTGTTTAAGCTTTGATTCATACTCATTTACTTTTGCTTCTAGATCCTTAGTCTTAGTCTTATATTTATGCATATCTTTCGACACGTCATCATAAGCCTTTTTAGGTACACGCTTCTCAGCCTCACTTGAATTACTTTCTTGAGACTCATTGTTCTCGTTACTAACGTCTGTCACTTCTGACATATTTCCTCCTAGGGTATACTAACCCACTTTGATTTTGTTAAACTGCTTGACCCATTCTTTTACTAGGACTTCCGCAGCGGTCTTTAAATCCGTCTTGGTTAAATTCAAAAACGGTCTATCTTTACTTACTAAGTTTGCTTTCTTCTGGTTATTAGGACTTACTTGTATTGTAATATCAGAACCCCTAGTTGAAGCATTTAATGTATCTATCATAGAACCGGTCTGAGTTAAGTTTGATTTGGCTGCAGTAGTTTTACCTTTTGCTAGTCCACCTTTACTTCTCAAATGTCTACGATTCCTTTTAGTTTTTTTAGTTAATGGTTTAAACTTTTTTTGTTGTCCAGTACTAGGAGAACCGCTACCGGCTCTAACTCTAGTCTTAATACTTTTGACCGTAGCCTTACCTATCTTCTGCCGAGTCTTCTTACTCAATGCAAGACCTAATGCTCTTTGTAATTCTCTAGCTAATTTATCAAGTGCCAAATCGTATAAGTCCTTGTATTATTTCTTCGGCTAGACTATCTAAGTCCGGCTCACTTTGTTCTAATCTATTATTAAATCTTGCAAGTATGGTATTCAATTCTGCAGGTGTAAGTCCTAAGAACTCTCTAAATCCATTCCTACCTTGCTTAGCAAAAAACGCTTTATCATTAGCAGTCTGATCTTTGTATCCAATTGTAATAAACCCCGGTCCATGACTTAGTATTTCCATCTCAGTTAATGTCTCACCGGTCAACGTTAGATTCACCTTGTTTGATTTCCCAGATGCTTTAAAGTCAATATGTTTCTTATACTCTTTACTGTAAGGCTTAAATGGAGCACCAAACTTATCTATACCCTTTTTAGTTCTAATCACAATTGTACGGATAGCTTCATTACCAATAGCGATACGAGCTTCAGCATCAAACCCAGAGTTAATTGATATAATAAAAGATTGCTTAGGTTGTGCCATTTTCTTCTCTACCTATATTCTCATCAGGACTAGATGTACCTTCATCCTCACTAGTAGTCGCAGGACTTAGTTCAAACATCTTTTCCATCTTACGATCCGCTTCTTTATCTAATTCTTTTTCCCAAGCATCCACTTGTAGTTCACTAAACTCGGGATTCATTGTCTTAATTGCTTGACGTCTACTGATAAGTCCTATCTCCATAAGCTTACCCACTTCTTCTATTTTCTGTGCATCCGTTTTTAATGCTTTAGTTTCGGCATATCTAATTGCAAATGTAGGGGTGAACGATTGACTAAATTGTCTCTTATCGTCTATTAGACCTTCAGTGGCCCATACCTTACGAAGCTTAGTCATTACTTCCCAAAACTTTAATTCTATATCTCTATATACTTCAGCTTGTTTTTTAACTTCTTCAGAAGCATCACCTTCATCAATAGCCTTAGCAAATCCAGAAGCTTCACGACCGGGCATCATAGATCCAACATTACCAGTCTTAATACCTTCGGTAGCCATGTATCCACTTAATTGGAATTGCGCTAACATTAAACCCTTTTCTATATCAGTTGTTGGTTGTATTGTTCCAATCTCAGGTTCTCCACCATCAGGATTAGAATCTCCTAAGTTTACCAACGCATCGGGATTAATCTCGGCCCCGGAGATGTCACTATTCTTAGTCCATATAATAGAGTGAGACATAAATTGAAATGCATAATTCATATCTACTAGTATCTTCGGAATAAGGATGGACATATCTAAACCGGTCTGATTAGGAAGTGGAACTAATTCGAATCTTGACTTATTAATGTATACCTGAGGAATAACCCCAAATTCATTTTTAGTACTAGGATGTCCAAGAGCTATCATCTTATCTTTACGTATTGCACCTTGAGAATCAATAATTAGAAATTCATCATCAGAATAAAGAGCATATATATTTACTTCTATTTCAATTTGTTCATTACGTACATCTCGGCCTTCTCTATCTACAACTTGTTCAAATATAGCCTTAGTCTCAGTACCAAGGAGTTTAATAAATACGGTCATATTCATTGGGTCTGTAGGGTCATCACTATAAGCTAAACATTGGTGACCGCCGATTACTCTAACCTTAATCTTACCATCTTTTACAAACGGTTCTATAGCACACATACGCTGAGCATTAAACATCTGATTAGAATCCATCATCTTATTATTAAGAGAAGAATCCCTAACTATCCCCGCCATTATTTCCGCATCGGTTTTATCATCAGTAATACGAGTTGGATGAGTTGAGTATACACGGCTTAATTTATCTGTAACTTTCTTAAGTAGATTTATACTAGGTATTCTTTGTTTTGCACGTTGTAAAGCCGCAGGAGAAATGATTTCCAGAGTTAAACTAGCTTCTATCTCTCTACGTAATTGACCTTCTAGTATCTTAAAGATTCGTCTATTAAATAAGAGAGTATCCTCATGCCTTTCAATATGATCTACAATGGCAGGGATCATCTCAACTAATGGTTTTTGTGTAGCCATAAATATCCTTAATAATACTTTATCGAGCCCTTACGTCTAGGCCTTCTAAGTGGGTTATAATACCAAGCTAAGTATCCCAAAGCATCGCTAATGTGGGAAAGCAATGGGTCTTTATTGTCATATACTAATTGTTCTAAATCTGAAATAAGTTTTTTACACTTGGGATCTATATGTATTCTGTTATAATAAAACAACCGGTTAATGTTATTGTATCTGTCTTTCTCTCTGGGGTTCTTAAACGCCGGTAAATTGAATCCACTTCTTCTTAATATCTCGTGGTCTGTATTTGTTGAAGATGACTTTCTACGGTTCCCAGTTTCATCACATATTATTTTATCAACTTTAAACTTGTATTTTCTCTTGATCTCTGCGGCCGCCTTGAATGTGTTCGAGTTCTCCTGGTAGAGTTCGTCTGTGACATATATCTCACCGGCTTTCTCATACGCATATATACCACATAAAGGATGCACATTAAAATCAAGGCCCATATCAATAAAACGCCCAAAAATATCAAACTTTTTAACATGTTTTTCCCTATCAAAATTGTAATAGACTCGACCGCTAGATAGATTAATAAACTTACCATCTAATTCTTGTTGTGCAAGTCGGTCATCATAATTCTCTTTGAGTTGCTTAATATAGTTTACTCCAAGATTTCTAGCATTCTGTATAGTAGTACTGTGAATAACCTTGCTGCTTGAACCGGGATTCTCAACAAATCTCTTATACAACCAATTAAAACCATTCGGAGTAGTAGTACCTTTCCATTGCAACGGTCCCTTACCACGAATACGACCTATTAACACTTCAAACGCTTCTTTTCTATTAAATGCAACCTCATCAGACCATACCCAGCCGACCTCGACTCCACGTAATAGATCATACTTTTCCATGGACATAACATAGACAATCGTATTAGCTATATGTATTTCACTATCTTGTTGCTTATATTGATATGGTATTTGTAATTCATCTAATAACTTAAATAGTCCTTGAAGAGTTGCTTTCTTTAATTGCGAATACGAGTTGGCGGTTATTAATCCTTTTACTCCAGGATACTTTAGGATCATAGTGATTGCCCAAAATGCTCCGGCGTGCGTCTTGCCGCTTCCTATTCCACCACAATATAAAGTAAAGGCTTCCTTGGAATCGAGAAACTCCATCTGAGATTTACTCAAACATATTTCTTTATCCATTCTCTGCTTTATCTTCTTTTTCTTCAACTAATTGGAGGGACTGATCCTTTTCACTAACTTTAATAATTTTAGGTAATTCGACCTTCTTCTTGTCAGTGTCATATAATCCATGTAACTTGTTTATTTCTTTTTGAACGTCATTGGCTGTCTTGAATTGACCCACACTATAGGCTTGACGGTATAACTCATTGTGACGTTGGATAGCTAGAGACTTATGTGCCTTTTGCTTTTCCACATCTTGTTCAACCCATTCATCTACTACTTGCCGGATATATCTCTCAACTGTAGAATCGGCTAGCCCGTGTTTGTCTGTTAACGTAGAAATGACTTCAGATTCCGAATACCCTTTAGATAAGAGTTCAGAAACCTCATACTTACGCATATATAGTTCTTTTTTGGTTGCCCTTGCGATACAATCCTCCAAGGTTATAGTTTAGATACAATCTTCCCTACTATATATAGTTCCAATCGTTTGAACTAGTAGTAATGAGGGAGATCAAAAATGCGGGAGATTCAAAAACTAATAGTCCATTGTACGGACTCACCTGATGATTTAGATATCGGATTTCAAGAAATTAATCAATGGCATAAAGAACGTGGCTGGCTTTCAGATAGTGGGATAAGTTGTGGGTATCATTATATTATTCGTAGAGATGGTAAGATAGAACGTGGTCGACCTGATGAAGAACCTGGAGCACATTGTTATGGTCAAAATAGGGAATCAATTGGAATAGTATGGTCGGGGCGTAATGAAGCCACAGAAAAACAATTATCTTCATTATATCAGTTATTACTAATACTTATGCATAAATACGCACTTTCTACAGATAATATCCACGGTCACAATGAATTTAGTAAAAAAACTTGTCCTAATCTCGATATGGATTGGGTACGGGCTGAAGTTGTATTTAAAAAGATTAATAATATTGACGATTTAATATGGAGTATAGTGAATGAAATGGTTGAACGACCCAAAAAATAATGAACCGTCTGTGTCTCTTACTTTGGTTATGGTAAGTTTTATTGTGTATTTGGGAGTTGCTACTGCGGAGGCATTTGGGTATGTGAAGTCCTCAGAGGCTCTACAGATGCTTTTTATGACTAGCGCGACCCTATACTTTGGTAGACGAGTAAAACGGCTTATAGAGCATCCTAAGAAGAATAAAAGATCAAAAGTACCGAAAATAACATGGGAGCCCAAAAATGAGACCAAGTAGTGCGAAAGCTAAAGGGCGGCGGCTTCAACAAGAAACTAGGGATAGCTTACTTAAATATGCTCCTAGCTTAGAGGAAGATGATGTACGGTCTACTAGTATGGGTGCGAGTGGTGAGGATATCCTATTTAGTCCTGCCGCAAGAAAGATTTATCCGTTTAGTATTGAATGTAAGAATGTTGAGAAATTAAGTATATGGGGTGCGATAGATCAAGCGATTGATAATAAAGGTAAGCATGATGAGATGGTCGTGTTTGCTAAGAATCAATCTGAGACGTATGTTGCATTGAAATTTGAAACCTTTTTGGAGATGGTATATGGGAAACAAGATAATGATGTCGATTGTGATGATAGCAATTGGATTTGTATTGGGGAATCTTATGTTCCCGAAGATAATTAAAGAAATAGAGATTAGAGAAGTTGAAGTAATCAAGGAGCGTATTAAACGTGTGGTTCATATTATTGAAAGGCCCGATGGTACTAAAGAAACGATCATTAAAGAAGAAACTGAAAAAGAGACTACGGTGGCTAAGGAGAGTATTGAAAAAACTAGGCCCGCAAGGATGGATTGGATCGTCGGGGTAGGTAAGGATATGATCGGGGGGGAAGATTACATCTATACCGTAGACCGTAGAATCATTGGTAATCTATACCTTGGAGCCTATGGAAATACAAATTCAAGTTATGGCTTACGTGCTGTTATGACTTTCTAATAAACTCTCTTAATTCTTGCAACCGTTTTGAGACATCTTTATCCAAGTAATCAAAATTAGAATTTAAAATTAGATTCTCCATAAACTTTGACATTGAGTTGTTAGACTCGGCTGCAAACCCTTTGAGTATCTTCTTAACAATGGGGTCTATTCTTAGATTTAAATAAACTTTCATAAATACCTCCTTAAATGCTACTCAATAACAATAGTAACATTCCTATACAAAATCCTAATAAATAAAACGTAATAAAAGTAACTACCCTACTCATTTAAATAATCCCAGTAAAGTAAGTCAATAGTTATCGATAAGTCTTCAGCCCTATTCCATTGTACATAACATGATTTATCCTCATCAAATTCCGAAAGTACGGACCGTAAACAGCATCTTTCTTTCATAAGTAATTCAACTAAGGCAATGAGTTCTTTTTCACGTTTTGTCATTTCTTTTTTCTTTTCTTTGGTTTTTTCTTTGGTAGATGACTACTCATTTCTTCATCCTTCTTGGGCTTTTTCTTCTCTCTTTCTTTTGGTGTATGACTTGGCATTACTTGTCTCCTTTGTCGTGTGCTAGATTACCGTAATCTTCCTCGGCTTTTTCTAGCTTGGTTTTTAGTTCCTTCATATCGTTTTTCATTCTTATAAAGTCCTTCTGATCATACAGCCCCGCTTCCATTCGATTAGCCATACTCTGAGCTTCCGCAATTAGACCGTCTAGTCCTGCAAAGTTCTTAGTTTTGCTACAGGCCCGCATTTCATCTAATACATCACATATAGTTCTATTTGGAAAATATCCCAGTCCCTTCATTTCTTCCACTTTACCTTTCCACCTAATTGATCTACTAACCAATCTAATGATTTCCTTAATTCATCTAATCTACCAAAGTCTTCTTATCCGCCAAATAACCGCCATATATTCCAAGGGATCTTTATTGGCTCTTGCTTAACTAGTACATCTTTTGCTTTCATTAGTCTTCTCCCTTATTCGTACGCATCTGAGGTTCTCGCTGTTCGTCTAGCCATGTGTCAAACCCCGCACACCAGTTTTTCCAATATTGTGAACTACCTTCTTGTGTAGGATCGACTTTCTTCTCACACCCAGAACACCACCAATATTGATACTGCATAGTACTATCTAGTTTTGTACCGTATTCTAGTTTAATCTCATCTTCGCAATTAGGACATTTCAATGGGTCTCTCCTTGCTAAACCAAGTAGTTAGTACTTTATCACAGCGGCATTTTACTTGATTAAACTCATTTTTCCTATATCTATATAGATAACCGCCATGCACCGCAATATACTCAATCCATTCTCCTTTAGTTCCACCACCGGCTTGTTTTAATATTATCCAGTCAAATTCGTGTTTCATATTCCTCCCCAATCGATAGTTCCATCATATCCGATAAAGAACTCGCATTGTTGACCGTCGTGTGTGCGATGGTAGCCCGGTTGCAATTCGTGGAAGTTTACTAATCTAAAATAATGGGGTCTATCCATGCCAGAGATAATAAGTAGATATTCATCCCTATGATCAGGATCATTCCCACAAGGGTCTATAATAGCATCTATTACCATACTAGGGGGATTCTCTATAAATTGCAAATCGCCGCCGCATGAGATTAGTCCGCCCTCGTCTGTTAAGGTTATATTACATTCCCCGCCTTGATCTGTCATTTGAGGTTGAGCGCATCCAGTTAGTACTATTAATCCTACCGCGACTATCCCCCACATTATAATATCAAATAGTTTCATTTATTCCCCCTCTGATAACCAATAAATATAACAATATTAAAAAGCATAACTCCTAGCCCTTTTGCTGAATCGCACCAAAATAACAAACACCCTAATCCACGGGTGTCATCTTCAAATTTGTCAATATGTATTAGTTTCATTTTTCCTCCCATTTGTTTCATCTTACATAACTCTTATCGGAAGGTCAAGGAAAAACTTTAGGGAAAAGATAAAAAAAGACCCCTTTCGGGGCCCCAATCCATACT